CTGGTTCTCTTAACTATAATTCTTCTACTGGTGCATTCTCATTTGCCCCTGCAGATTTAAGTTCTTATTTGACTACAGTTGCATTTACGGATATAACATCAAGACCAGATACCATTGCTGGATATGGAATTACAGATGCGTTTGATGGGAATTATTCTAACTTAACAAATAAACCAACTATACCAACTAACAACAATGAGTTGACTAATGGTGCTGGTTATTTGGATTCTGTTTCTGAATCAGATGTCAAGGCTCATGAAGGAGCATTGGCGATAACTGAGACACAAATTACTGATCTGGGTTCTTACCTAGAACTAGTGAGTGCGCCATCTACATCTAAGGGAGCATCAGGAGATGCCGTTGGAGATGTCGCGATGGATAATGATTATATATATAGATGTACTGCGAATTATACTGATGGAAACGCCGATATCTGGAAGAGGGTAGCATTCTCAACCGATACTTGGTAATTTGAACTACTAAGATTATTTTATGCAAAAATTTGATGACTTGACGGAAGAAAACGTCTTGATGTATCAAATGAAGTCTTATGATAATCCGCAATGTCACACATACGAAGAGTTTGTGGACGATATGAAGCGGATAAAATATATCAAGAGACTTTTCTTTAGATACCATACAAAACGTATATTGAAAGAAAGATTGATTATCAATCACTTAATTATTTTATATAATGTCTTGGGGAATACTGCGGCTTCTCGTATTCTCTTTTTAAAGATAGATCCTTCTCAGTATTATATACTGAAGAGTTTTCTGTCTTTTATAAACAAGATGCCGAACCGGATTTATGGGGTAAATGGATCCGATATAAATAGTATTGACATACCCATAGACGATGATATAGTAGAGGCACTCAGGAAATTATAATGGCATCAGTCTTCAATGCATTCTTAGCATACAAATTTATCAAGGTCATAACGACTCCTTGGAAAGATATGGAGGCGTTTGAACACGGTATTGTAGATGAGAATGGAAAACAATTAAAGAAGACTAATCAACTCAAAACATCTGAAGAAAAATCATCATATACTCTCTTCCATAGGTTGATATTTAACCTCAAAAGAATACTAGAGAAGTTTCCCTTCGGCAAGAGTCGTATTGCAAGTTACGCAGCTGCATTCGCACTTCTTAGAGAAGAAAGAAATAAGTCTCTCAAAGATATAGATGATGAAACATACGAACAAATAGAAGGTTTCTTGTGCGATTATGTGAATATACTTGAAGAGAAAACGCAAGAACTTTTAGTAGAAGCTGCTCCAGTGAATTCTATTGGTGACGCAAGTCACCTCGCTGGACTAGGAAAAAACCCTCCAGCATCTTTTGCTGGAATGCGAGTTTTTCGAATAAAGAATGATACCTACAACAAACTTCTAAAAGGTAAAAAGAAGTACGCGAGATGGCAGAACTATATTTCTGCAGAAGAAGCATCAGAAATTAGAGACTATATAAGAAGAAATCCAAAGAAGAGTGTGGTACTTATGGATGATTCTTATGGGACTATGACTATTTTACGAAGACATAACGAGATTTAAAATGGCATTTTTCAGCACATTTAAGGTAGTTATGATACTCATTCCTCTCCTTATGGGAGCAGGGGGTTGGTATTATATCAAGGGATTGAAAGAATCTCTAGAACAAATGAAAATAAACGCGGCACAGATGGAAGACGCAATAAACGCAAAGGACGGAGAGATAAACAGACTGAACGAAAACATCAATGTACTGAGAACAGTCACGGAAGAAGTCCAGACAGTCAGGAACAATTTAGAAAAAGAAGTAGACAAGTTAAGAGTAACTCTTGGAGAACATGATTTGGGATATCTTGCAAGCAAGAAGCCCGGACTAGTTGAGAGAATCGTAAATAAAGCAGTGGATAGAGATGTTAAACAACGTCTTGATAGGATTACAGGAAATGTAGATGAAAATAAAGATTCTTAGTATATTATTATTAATTTTTTTGATGACGGTTTCTGCCGGATGTTCCATTTTGCGCCCAGAACCAATAGAAAAAATAATTACTAAAGAAGTTTTAGTTAAAAAACTTCCACTTAAATTGAAAAATCCAGAACCTATTGATTGGTTAGGAGTCAGGTGGATGATCATAACTCCAGAAACTTATGACTCTAGAATAGAAGAATTAAAGAGAGACGGAAAAAGTCTCGCGATATTTGCATTAGACAAGGATTCGTATGAGGCCATATCTATAAATATGGCTGAGATATTAAAGTATATGGAAGAACAAAATTTTATTCTTGCTCAATACCGAGAGTACTATGAATCGGAAGATGAATCTGAAACTTCTGAAGAAGAAAAATAGGGTAAACTATGTCAGCACAAGATAACGTGGATAGTGTAGAAGATTTTCAAGATTCTGTTAAGCAGAATACAGACAGGATACATTCTATGGAACAAAGGATACAAACAGTCGCAATGGTTTTGATTGTTGGTTTTTTGACATGGGTTGGAACAGGTCTAGTAGACGTTAAAGTAGGACTCGCTCAAGTTTTATCTGAGTCCGTATCACTGAGAGGCTCACTTGATTCTCAGGGTAGAAGATTAGTCGAGATAGAAAAAGATATTCAAGAGATCAATAAAGAGATGGCAAGTTACATCACTAGGGAAGAATTTAGAGAAGAATTGAAGGAACTCAGGGAAAGTCACAATTCAGATTGACAAGTTATATTCAAACGTGTACAATGTCTTCTAAAATTCGTACACGTTTATGTTATATATTGATCACACCTACATAAATCTTGTAGGGAGTAAGTTAGAGAGATTCGCAAAGAAACGAGATAACCTATACAATTGTAGGTGTCCGTTATGCGGTGACTCTCAAAAACACTCCTATAAGGCCCGAGGGTTCTTCTTTGAGAAGAAGAGCAAGTTCTTCTATATGTGCCATAATTGTGGTGCATCTATGTCTCTTGGTAAGTTCTTAAGTATTGTCGATGGCGAAATCCACAAACAATATACCTTTGAGAAGTGGAAAGATAACAACCCAAAGAAAGAACAAAAGAAAGAAGAACACAAACCTTTAAAGTTCTATTATGATTTTAGAGATAATTCAGTTCTTGTTAAAGAAGAACAGACTGAATTCAATATAGACTTTAAGGCAAAGTTCAAAGACAAACTAAAGGGTATGACTCCAATCAAAAAATTGGATGATTCTCACCCAGCCAAACGATATTTGGTAAACAGAAAAATTCCTAACTTGGATGTACTATATTACACTGAGGATTTTAAGTCAACAGTCAATACACTACTCTCTAAGTTTGGTGACAATTCTAGATTGTATGATAGACTTGTAGATAATGAAAAACGGATTGTAATTCCCTTCTTCAACGAAAACAAAAAACTTATCGCATTACAGGGTAGAGCATTAGATTCTTCCGGTATGCGATATATTACCATCAAGATAGATGAAGACGCAGAAAAGATCTATGGATTGGAGAGAGTAGATAAGAGTAAAACTGTATATGTGACGGAGGGCCCAATCGACTCTCTGTTTCTTGATAATGCAATCGCAATGGCAGGAAGTGATGTGGGGTTAAAGTACTTTGATAAGTTCTCTGAGGTAGTCTTTGTTTTTGATAACGAACCCAGAAATCCGCAAATTGTTAAGAGAATGGAGAATGTAGTCCAGTCAGGATTTAGTATTTTTGTCTGGCCAAATAAAATAAAAGAAAAAGATATAAATGATGTTATACTGTCTGGAATGGGTGTTTTAGAATTACAGGACATTATAAGTAAAAATACCTCAAATGGTTTAGAGGCGAAATTAAATATTTCCTCATGGAAAAAGTGTTAAGGGTGAGAAAGGATGAAACTAAAAGTAAATTATGACCGCGATGAGAATTTATCAGAACAATCCTATAAATTATTGAAAGATTATTATTGCATTGAAGGTGAAAATTCCCCCCAAGATTCATTCGCAAGAGCCGCAGTAGCGTACTCTTACGGAGACAAAAAACTTGCTCAGAGAATATATGAAGGTGCGTCCAAGGGATGGTTTATGTTCTCTTCTCCAGTATTATCTAACGCACCGAAACAAGGAAAACAACCAAAGTCCCTGCCTATTTCTTGTTTTCTTTCGTATGTTCCAGACACACTAGAAGGCCTTATTTCACATTCATCTGAACTGAGATGGTTGTCAGTAAAGGGTGGTGGTGTCGGTGGTCATTGGAGTACTGTCCGATCAGTCTCCGATAAAGCACCCGGCCCTATCCCCTTCATGCACACCGTAGATGCGGATATGACGGCGTATAGGCAGGGTAAAACTAGGAAAGGGTCTTATGCAGCATATCTTGATATAGACCATCCAGACATCCTAGAGTTCGTAGGAATGCGTACTCCGACTGGTGATGTGAATAGAAAGAATCTTAATCTACATCACGCAGTCAATATTACCGACAAATTTATGGAAGCAGTTAAAGAAAATTTAGACTGGGACTTAATAGATCCAAATGAAAAAACTGCAAAGGACACACTTAGGGCTAGAAAGTTGTGGGAGACTATTCTAGAAACAAGATACAGAACAGGAGAACCATATTTAAACTTCATAGATACTGCTAATCGTTCTCTCCCAAAGCAGATGAAGAAGAAAGGATTAAAGATACATGGGTCTAACTTATGTAACGAAATTCATTTACCTACAAGCGAAGATAGAACCGCTGTTTGTTGTTTGTCATCACTAAATATCGAGAAATATGACGAATGGAAAGAATCTAATATTGTTAGAGATTTAATTAGATTCTTGGATAATGTATTACAATATTTTATAGACCATGCCGGAGATGAGATATCAAAGGCAAGATACTCCGCACAGATGGAGAGGTCTTTGGGACTAGGTGCAATGGGATTGCATTCCTATTTCCATAAACATAGAGTATCTTTTGATTCAGAAGAAGCAAGAGAAATGAACGATGAAATATTCAAGTTCATTAAAGACCAGGCTTCAGAAGAATCTAAGTTACTCGCGGAAGAAAGAGGGGAGTGTCCGGACATGGAAGGTTCTGGACTTCGTAACTCACATTTATTGGCTATTGCGCCCAATGCGAATAGTTCAATCATTGTGAATACTTCTCCCTCAATTGAACCTCTGAAAGCAAATGCCTATACCCATAGAACCAGAGTTGGTTCTCATTTGGTTAGGAACAGATACTTGGAGGAAGAATTGGAAAAAATCGATAAAAGTACTGACGAAGTATGGAGTTCGATAATCACTAACGGTGGTTCTGTACAACACCTAGCATTCTTGGATGATCATCTGAAAGAGGTATTTAAGACTGCGATAGAAATTGACCAGATGGCATTGATAGAACAAGCAGCAGACCGACAGAAGTATCTCTGTCAGGGACAGTCTCTGAATATATTCTTTCCGCCATCTGCAGAGAAATCTTATATACATAAAGTCCATTATAGAGCTTGGGAAAGTGGATGTAAAGGACTTTACTACTTGAGAACTGAGAGTTCAAGTAGAGCAGAAAATGTTGCACAAAAAGTTACTAGAATTGCACTAAAGGATTACGAAACTCCAACCGATGAAAGTCAGGACGAATGTGAAGCTTGTCAAGGTTAGGAGAAAAATATGGAAGTGTCTATCTACTCAAAGTCGGGTTGTCCGTTTTGTGTGAAAGCGAAAGATTGGTTTGATGATTTTGATATCAAATATACAGAGGTTGTTCTTGATGATGAAGAACAAAGACTCTCGTTTTATCAAAGAATAAATGGTTCAAAAGAAGTTCTAGGGACAGGTTCGTTTCCCCGAAGAGTTAACTCTATGCCTCAGATATTTGTCGATGACAAACATATCGGTGGGTATGATGATTTGATGGTCAGTGCAGATAAGATACTAAAAAAAGTATCTGGGGGATTAACAAAAGTATCACAGACTTATAAGCCATTCTTCTATCCTTGGGCAGTAGAACTGACTACAAAACATGAGAAAGTTCACTGGATTGAGGATGAAGTTGATCTATCCGAAGATGTGATGGATTGGAAGACTGGCAGAGTGTCAGGAACAGAAAAGGAATATATCACAAATATTCTTCGATTATTCACTCAATCAGATGTAGAAGTTGGTAAGAA